GGCTTGCATTAACAATTGTTCAAACTTAATTGCTGCAGCTGTAGAGGTGTGCTTACTTCTCTCCTCATCATCAACTAACAAAGTTAGAGTGTTATTTTCTTCATCGATCTTAATCGTAAACGACTTTGCATTCCACGGTTTTATCGGTGGCATGACAGGATGAGGATCTGAACCCTCAGCTTTATCGCTTCCTAGAACTGAAGCAGTTGTGACAGATCCACTCGTGAAGATTTCACCAGCTTCTTGTAAACCTTTCTTCTGTCCTGTTATGTAGAGCATTTCTACAAGTGTATTTATTCTTGATATTATATCATTTTTTTGCATGAGTTACCTTCCATTTGTTATCCCATGAATATAGTACATATCCCATTACAGTCAAGACATATTTACATACATAAATAAAAAATATATGGTGGATGAATGAAATTTGCCTTAACAATGATAATTTGCTCAAACCTTACAGGACAATGCATTCCGCCTTATACACAAGGACTTTATGAGGATCCATACACCTGTTTAAACGCCGGTTATCACCAATCTATCAAAATAGCTCAAAATCTTGGTGCAGAACACGTAAATAAGTACTATACTGCCATCAGATTCTCTTGTGACCAATACCAAGAAGAACCTAAAACGGACACTTGACAGGATAACATAAAAATGCATATTATATTCCCATGAAAGCTTATCGGTTTAAATGCTGGGCTTTCAATCTTTACTTTGAGTGTATTGTAAAGGCCGATAATGAAGACCATGCTCAGCATTTAGTGGCTGATGGTCTGTCTTCTGGTAAAATAAAATTACAAGATGCAGGTTCATTTAGACGAGACGATAGGCTTTACTTAACTTATGAGGAGATAGCTAATGAGCCTGAACGAGTTAGTACAGAAAAAGTTGAAGTTAGAGCACAGGTGGGCGGAGCAAGTGTTACAGCAAAATAACGTAACACCTGAGATGAAGTGGATTGACATTGAGATCAAAGGTCTAAAAGTAAAGATCAATGATCAAACTGTTAATGATGCTAGAGCTGATATTATTAAAGAAATAAACAGCAACCTTTAACTGTCGATAACAATACCTGGAAGAGTAACTTCTTTATAGAGAACTTTACCGTTTATTTTTTGCTCGACCAATTCTTCACAGATTGCACAAGTAAAATATTGAGCTTTCTTAGTAGGATTAAAATGTGTGTGTTCGTTACACAAAGGACATTGACCTAAATTTATTTGTTCCTTAACTTTTAAAGTCATCTGTATATCCCCAGTTCATACCAGTAGCTATATCTACTTTAGAAGGAACTTTCAACTCAGGTATACAATGCTCCATAATTTCTTTTATTTGTTTGCACGCGGGTTCTAATCTTTCATGAGGAATACTAAAACAAAGCTCATCGTGAATTTGTATTAAAGGTATAAAATTTTGTTTTGCACACTCTATCATTGCTTTCTTAACTTGATCAGCTGCAGATCCTTGTATCAATCTATTTAATGACTTGTATGTACCAGCTCTTTTAATTGCGTTCTTACCATATTTATTGACTGCATCCTCAAATGATGTTGACTTATGTAAACCAAATGAACTAGGCTCCCACATGTTAAATCTACATTTACGACCTTTGATAGTCCAGATAGCACCATTCTTGTCTGCTGAGTCCATAGCTCTGTTTGCAAGTTGTTTTACAAATGGAACTTTTTGATTGTATTCTGCTAAAATTTGTTCTGCTTGTTCTTTACCAATACCTAACTCTTTAGATAATTTATTTTTACCCATACCATAAAATATTCCAAGATTAATTGTTTTAGCTTGTGATCTAGGAATTCCTGCCATGTCAGCAACTGTTTGATGAAAGTCTGTGTTTTCATTTTCGTAAGCTTGTATTAATTCTTCTGTGCCATTAAATCCTATACTCGCTGCATAGTGCACTACGAGTCTTGGTTCTTGTTGGCTGTAATCGAATGAAGACCACCTACCCATTTTATCTGGTAGGAATAATGATCTTATCTTTGGTCCCAGGTCCTTGTTCCGTGCTGGAATTTGCTGTAAATTTGGGTGAGCATAAGAGAGCCTTCCTGATACGGTCCCTCCTGCATCACCCTTCAATTGATTTATTTCCGCATGTATCCTCCCATTGTGTTCAAATTTAAATATTGAGTCTATGAAAGTAGAATGAAATTTGTTTACTTCTCTAGCTTCACGAATCAATTGTGCAATAGGCTCTTTACAATTCGTTAACCAGTTCTGAGTAAAAGATGGCTCCTTACTTTTTTCTGTCAAAGTATAGGGTATCTTTAATTTATCAAAAGCTTTAGCTATCGATCTTGCTGCCCATATATCTACATCTATACCCGCAGCCTTTTTAATTTTAAACAGTGCTTTCTTTTCTTTTTCTAAAAATTCTTTTTTAAGTTTCTCTGCACCATCAAGATCTACCCTTACTCCGTGTGCTCTCATTTGTATTAACAAAGGCAGAAGCTCCATTTCAAGCTCCCAAACATCAGTTAGATCTTGCCTGGTTATTTCAGTCTTAAATCTTTGCCAAAGTTTATATGTAAGAACTGCATCTTGTTCTGCATAAGGACCAACAAATTTAGCTGGAAGCTTATACATTTCACCTTTTGCATCTATACCCCAATCCTCTGCAGCTTCTCTAAGCCCAGCTTCGGACTTCAACTCAGAGAGGTAATCAACCGATAAGGCGTTTAAGCTGTACGTACGTCGGTTTTCGTCTATTAGGGCTGCTGCTATCATAGTATCGGCTATTTGGCCGTATACGACCACTCCATGGGCTCTTAACCACCCTATATCGTAAGAGGCATTGTGAAAGACCTTTATTGCATCGGATCTACAAATATCCTGCACCCAATTTAGAACCATTCTAATATCCATGTTACCACCTGCTTCATGTGCTACTGGGTAATAACCTTTGAAATCATCTGTTGCTACTGATACACCAATTAAATTACCATTGTTTGTAGGCCATCCTGGTCCTTTAACTTTTATCTCTGGGTCTTTAGTTTCTAAATCTATAGCTACTTCTTTTGCATTTCTAAGATCTGGAAATCTAGAAGGAGGAGTCCAATCGCTGTCTTGAAAGGTAAAGTTAATTTGATTCGTCATCTAGATCTATACCTATTTTTGCGTAATGTATTATTTTTAAATACCTAGCTTTGTTTGATTCGCCTGGTTTGTTTCTAGTTGCGTACTTAACAATGTTAGAATCAATATTATTAAGTTTATTTTTATAACAGTAGACTACAGGTTGGATCGGGTGATCAACATAATGTTGGCCGCCTTCCTGATAGTTTAAAGATTCTTTTTCTTTAGACGCCACACATCCCTTCGCATTCTTCATTGAATAAATCTAATTGTTCTTCTGCTGGCTTTTGTTTTTTTAATAATTCTTCAAAGTCTACATCTCTAAGAGGAATTCCTTTTCTATGTAAGTATCTTGTGTATTCTTTATTTCGTGCTGAGTGTCGAATCATATCATCAATTTTACATGCCTCTTCAAACTCTTTTGGAGACTTGGTTTTAATTTCATGCCACAAAGTATTATCATGATAAGGACAACCTATACAAGAACTTTTTTCTGGTGTTCTATAATCTTTACCTCCATACCAATCTAAACAATCTTGTCTTGACATTTTTTTATCGATAAGTGGCCAAGTGTTTTTAATCCATTTTTCTCTCGATGGTTTTATTCTCATCATCTCATCTGTTGAGATACCAACCCATACTTCAACCCAAACATTTCTTGGAAATCTTTGTCTAGCTTTTAAACCAACAAGCTCACGTATCTTTTTATTAATAGGTGTAATTTTATAATTTCGTGTGCATAGTCTAGGACCTAAACTTGTTTTACCAGTTACAGAATTCTTTGCATAAAAAGGTATAAATAAAAAACCACGTTCACTAGATATTTCATTCTCTATATCTGTTTTAATGTTACCTGAGTGTAAATGATTTTTAACAATGTGAACTGGATAACTTAATTTACTTTTTAACCATTCAAGGTGGTCCATTACTTTTTCCGGTTCCCATCCAGTGTCCGCAAAGATAGCACAGTCAGGCTTGGGGCCAAAGGCACCCTCATCAGCCATGAGCGCCATCGTAGAAGATTGCACGCCGGCTCCCAAAGATAAGATCCGAAATTTAGGATCGCCCGAATAGTCCCATGTGCCTTTAACCTCTGCCATAATTCTCCTTTATAAACTGATTATACAGTCTTGCCAATGGAAAGAAATACTCATGATGAGTCCTTAATATATGTAGAGTTTCTTGTGCTCTTGTAACTCCAACATACCAGACTCTGGCTTCAGAACTTCTTGCCAATCCTACTTTGTGTCCAAAATGTGCTGGCCAATTAGCCTTTTCATAAACGCATACATTCTGTGCCTCACCACCCTTTATAGAGTGTATTGTGTCAATTGTCACTCTAGAGGACATGTCTAAATCAACACCCGCCTCTAAAACTTTTTCAAAATACATTTTATCTTTTTCTGGAAAATTTCTATTGAATACTTGCTGCCAAGGTCCTGGATCAGCTGTCAAACCTGCAAAGGTTCGAAGAAAGTCTATGCTCATTTCTTTAGAGCTATCGATGTTCATCCATCTTTTGCTTTCAATGGATCTCCACCCGAACGCGATCTCATTAACATAAGCATACAATATACCAGCTTGCTCCTTATTTACAAGACCATTATTCATCAATTTATTCCAGTATTTTATAGCATTCCATTTGTTTAAATCGAACGATGTTTTACCTTTTGTGTTTTTAAAAAACAAACCAGATTGTCTAGCATGATCTTCAAGCTCTCTTACTATTTCCTGTGTTCTTCCTAATATAATCCAGCTACCTGGTAATGTATTTACAGCATCTACCAAATCCGTGAACCTAGGATGGGTTAAAATCTCTCCATGTTTGTCAGAAGGTAAAAACTTTTTAACAACTCTTGGTTTAATCATATCTGATATATGTGTGCTAAAGTTGTGAATTATCTTTGGTAGTCTATGAGATTGTGTAAGTACATAATCTCTTCCTGGAAAATTTATGTAATCAATAACATTAGCACCGTTCCATTCAAAGATTGCCTGGTCATCATCGCCCGCGATGTAAACTCTGTCAGAGTTCTCTGCTATTTTGTAAATCATCTTCCATTGTAATGGCGTAAGATCCTGAGCTTCATCAACAATTAGTATTTTTAGATGGGGTGAGCTTTCGTGTTCAATAAAATGTGTAATCATATCTGTAAAATCAACTCTATGATCTTCTTTAAATAATTCATATTGTTGATAGATTAATTTAAATCTAGGTAATGTTGCTCTTTTAAATGTTTCTGAAACAAACTGTTGTTCTGGTGTTATTAATTTGTTTCTAGATTTATCATAAACTCTTAAAGACCAGTCGTTAAATACTCTAACACCATCATAATTTTCATACGCAGGTTTGGCCATACCAAGGTTTTGTGCAAACTCAACCATGTCTATCTCTGGATCTATAACAGGAACTTGTTTTCTAAACTTTCTACAAAAACTATGGATAGTTCTAAAGTTACCTAAATCTTCATCATTGCAATCAGGAAACTTTTTGTTAGCTCTGCTCCTAGCCTCGTCAACTGCTTTGTTTGTAAAAGATAAGTAAGCGACCTCTCTTGGTAGTACACCTTTGTCAAACCATTTTTCTAGACGATCCAATAAAGTTGTGGTCTTTCCTGTACCAGGAGGACCAAA